CATGATCACGCGCAAAGCGCTTGAGATTCTCGAAAACAACCTGGTTCTCACCCGTAACGTCAATCGCCAGTACGACGACAGCTTTGCTGTTGAAGGCGCTAAGATTGGCTCCACACTGCGTATCCGTCTGCCTGACCGCGCTCTGGTTACTGACGGTGCCGCCCTGCAAGTTCAGGACGACAACGAGCAGTTCACCACTCTGGCTGTTTCTACCCAAAAGCACATCGGTGTCAACTTCACATCTGCTGAACTGACCATGCAATTGGACGACTTCGCAGAGCGTGTTCTCAAGCCGCGTATCAGCCAGTTGGCCTCCAGCATTGATGCTGACGTTGCCAATGCGTACAAAACCATCGGTAACACCGTTGGCACGCCTGGCACCACTCCTTCGACTTCCCTGGTGCTGCTCCAAGCCCAACAGAAGCTGAACGAAAACGCTGCTGTGATGAACCCACGCTACGCTACCGTGAACCCAGCGGCCAACGCTGGTCTGGTTGAAGGTATGAAAGGTCTGTTCAATCCGACCGACACTATCTCCAAGCAGTTCAAGAACGGCATGATGGGCACTGGCGTGCTGGGCTTTGACGAGATCAACATGTCTCAGTCGATCAAGCAGCACACCACTGGCTCACGTAGCGCAAGCGCTTCCACACTGGTTAAGACCCCAGGCGTTACCGCCGAAGGCGCTTCTACCATTCTGCTGGAACAAGGCTCTGTGTCTACCACCATCAAAGCTGGTGACGTGTTCACAGTCAGTGCTTGCAATGCTGTCAACCCACAAACCCGTGAGTCCACTGGTTCGCTGTTCCAGTTCGTTGCTCTGGCTGACGCCACTGCTTCGTCCGGCACTTGGACTGTGACTGTTGCTCCGATGTACTCGGCCAACCACGCTCTGGCTACTGTGGATGTGCTGCCTGCAACTGGCGCAACTGTGACCTTCGTGGGCGCGGCTTCTACTCAGTACGCTCAGAACTTGGTCTACCACAAGGATGCCATCACGTTCGCCACTGCTGACCTGTTGCTGCCACAAGGCGTTGACATGGCTGCACGTGCCGTTCATAACGGTATCAGCCTGCGCGTTGTTCGTCAGTACGACATCAACAACGACCGTATGCCTTGCCGTATTGACGTTCTGTATGGTTTCAGTACCATCCGTCCACAAATGGCTTGCCGCATCTGGGGCTAAACCTAATGCCCCTTCGGGGGCGTTTTTTAAATCTTTTTTAAGGAAATTATCATGGCACTCCCTAATGGCGCTGGTGGCTACCAGCTTGGTGACGGCAATATCGGTGAAGCTATTCTGTCGGTTCAAGGCGCTCCCACTGCCGTGGCCGCCGCCGCGACAATGACGGCTGCTGAACTGTCTAATGGCTTGTTTGTGTTCAACGGCGCTGCCGGTAATCTGACTTTGCCCACCGTGGCATTGGTAGAAGCCGACATCACGGCTGCATCAAAAGTTAACGCTTCTCTTGACTTCATCATCATCAATATTGACGCTTCCGGTTCTGATTCAGTCACTTTGGCTGCTGGTACTGGTTGGACAATTGTTGGCGTTGCTGCGGTGGCTGTTAATACTTCTGCCCAGTTCCGCGCCCGTAAAACCGGCGATGGTACTTGGACTGCGTACCGCATTGCCTAAACCGAATGGGGCTTCGGCCCCGTTTTTAAGGAAACATCATGCCAAATACAAAAGCTGTAGGCGTTGCGTATAGCGACCCTGAATTTGATAGCGTAACCGTTACCGGCGCGTCAGCGCTGCAAGCGGTAACCGCTACGACCATAACCGCCACAACCATAGCGGCCACTTCAACCGGCGCCATTCGTCTTCCTGTTGCTGCTGTTGCGGCGGCGGGCAGTACTCAAGGCAATGCTGCGGCGCTAGCTGAAGGTTTGAACGTTGTCTCTGCTGCTGACGGCACAAAAGGCGTTAGATTGCCTACGGCTGTTGCTGGTATGGTAGTTATTGTTAAAAACACCGCTGCCGGAGCGCTGAATATCTACCCCGCCACTGGCGGGGCAGTTAATGCGGTTGCGGCCAACGGCGCGTATAGCATCACAAACCTTACCAGTTCATTGTTGGTGGCATCTTCCACCACACAGTGGTACTCTGTTCCATTGGTAGCATCCTAACCAAATGGGGGCTTCGGCCCCCGTTTTCTTATGAACATTTATCTTCAGCACCCCGTCCACGGGGCCAAAGTTGCCACGATGGAACTTGAAGCCGTATTTGATGAGACAAACGGCTGGACACGCTACAATCCTGAAACACCCGCACCAGCAGTTGAGGCTGAAGTAGCGGTCAATGCGCTAGAAGTCAAGCGCAAATACACACGTAAGGCTGTAGCCGAAGGAGTCTGATCATGGCGATTTACACGGCGGGCGATCAGATAACCAGAGCGCTTCGGCTGCTTGGTGTGCTAGCCGAAGGCGAAACGTCATCGGCGTCTGTCATGCAAGACAGTCTGATGGCGATGAATCAGATGATCGACTCATGGAACACTGAGCGCCTGTCTGTCTTTTGCACACAAGATCAAGTATTTACATGGCCCGCTGGCGAGTACATCCGCACGCTTGGCCCCACCGGCAATTTTATTGGCCTGCGCCCCGTGCTGCTGGACGAGGCGACTTATTTCCGTGACCCTGGCACGAACGTGTCGTTCGGCATCAAGTTCATCAACCAGCAGCAGTACAACGGCATTGCGGTCAAGACCGTAACCAGCACATACCCCCAAGTGATTTTTGTGAACATGGGGTTTCCCGATGTCACGATGTCCATCTACCCGCGCCCCACACGCGACTTGGAGTGGCACTTTATCTCGGTGCAAGAACTGAGCAATCCAGCCACGCTGGTGACTAACTTGCTATTCCCGCCAGGCTACTTGCGTGCATTTACCTACAACTTGGCGATGGAGATTGCACCTGAGTTTGGTGTTGAGCCAAGCCCCCAAGTGCAGCGCATTGCCATGACCAGCAAGCGCAATCTGAAACGCATCAACAACCCTGACGATGTGATGTCAATGCCGTACGCCATTGTGGCGACTCGGCAGCGGTTCAACATCTATGCTGGCAATTACTGATGAAAACGCCGATCCTTGGATCAAGCTACGTTGCCCGCAGCATCAACGCTGCGGACAACCGCATGGTCAATTTGTTCCCCGAAGTTATCCCAGAGGGCGGCAAGGAGCTTGGCTTTCTTAACCGCGCCCCTGGCCTTAAATTCCAGCAAACCATAGGCACCGGCCCGATTCGGGCGCTGTGGGCGCACCAGACCAACGGCAGCGACTTCTATGTTGTATCGGGCACTGAGTTCTACAAAGTCACCGGATTGACCGCCACGCCCACTAAGCTGGGTGATGTGACAGGCACAGGGCCGGTATCAATTGCTGACAACGGCACGCAAATCTTTTTGGCGTGCAACGGGCCAAGCTACATCTACAACGAAGTCACCAACGTATTTGCCCAAATTACTGACCCTGACTTCCCAGGCGCGGTGACGGTTGGCTACCTTGACGGGTATTTTGTCTTTAACGAGCCAAACTCCCAAAAAATCTGGGTGACTGAGTTGCTTGACGGCACTTCAGTTGACCCCCTTGATTTTGCGTCTGCTGAAGGCTCACCTGACGGGTTGGTTGCTGTCAATGTAGACCACCGTGAGGCATGGCTGTTTGGCACTGACTCAATTGAGGTCTGGTATGACGCGGGGCAGGCGGACTTCCCTTTAACGCGCATCCAAGGCGCTTTTAACGAAATTGGATGCGTAGCTGCGTTCTCTATTGCAAAACTCGACAACGGCCTGTTCTGGCTTGGCACGGACGCCCGTGGGCAAGGTATTGTCTACCGCGCCAATGGCTACACTGGCGTCCGCGTTTCTACGCACGCTATTGAGTACGCCATTGCCCAGTACGGCAACATCTCGGACGCCATTGCCTACACCTACCAGCAAGAAGGCCATGCCTTCTATGTGCTGACATTCCCTTCGGCCAACGCCACTTGGGTCTACGATGTGGCTACACAAGCGTGGCACGAACGCGCTGGCTGGAACACCGCAACAGGCGAATTTACCCGCCACCGCAGCAACTGCCAATGTAACTTTGGCGGCAACACGGTGGTGGGCGACTATGAGAACGGCAACATCTACACCCTTGACCTTGATGTGTACGCTGACAATGGCGGCATCCAAAAGTGGTTGCGGTCGTGGAGAGCGTTGCCAACGGGTCAAAACAACCTCAAGCGCACGGCGCAGCACAGCCTACAACTGGACTGTGAGTCGGGCACGGGGCTGATCACCGGCCAAGGCAGCGACCCCGAAATTATGTTGCGCTTTTCTGACGATGGCGGTCACACATGGTCAAATGAGCATATAAGCAAAATGGGCAAGATCGGCGAGTACTACCGCCGTGTCTTTTGGCGCAGGCTCGGCATGACGCTCAAGTTGCGTGATCGGGTCTACGAAGTGTCAATGACTGACCCAGTTAAAACGGCCATCATGGGCGCTGAATTATTGATTAGCCCCACAAACGCATAATGGCTACAACGCCCAATATCACGCAAATCACGGCCCCCCGTGTTGCGTTGATTGACCCAAAAACAGGGCTGATGTCTAGGGAGTGGTACAGGTTTTTCTATAACCAGTATGTGCTCACTGGTGATGGCACTGGGGTTACAGCCGTTATTAACGGCGGTACAGGGCTAAGTACTATCCCTAGCAACGGCCAGTTGTTGATCGGTAATGGGGCGGGGTACACGCTAAGAACTTTGACTGCTGGCACGGGCATCACAGTCACCAACGGGTCAGGAACGATCTCTGTAGCCAACGCAGGCGTTTTAAGCTGGTCGGGCGGCACCAGTGGCCTAACCCCTGCAACGGCCACCACGGGCGCCGTAACGCTTGCTGGCACACTGATTGCCGTCAATGGTGGCACGGGGTTGGCCTCTTACTCTGTTGGCGATTTGCTGTATGCAAATACTGCGACTACTTTGGCAAGATTGCCAGCAGGGACAACTGGGCAAGTGCTAACGATTGCCGCTGGCGTGCCAGCTTGGGCAACGGGCACAGCTTCCGCGCCGGTCACCAAGACTGCGGATTTCACTTTAGCGGATGGTGAGTCTTGGGTCATCAACAACAAGTCAGGCTTGACCTGTACTGTCACCCTGCCAACGCCGTCAGCCTACACTGGACGCCAGGTCACCTTCAAAAATATGCAAGCGCAGCTTCTGGTGTCAGCGTCAAGTAATGTTGTGCCGATTGACAGCACTTCGGCGGGGACGGCAATTCTCTTGGATGTTGTGGGAAATTGGGCGACAATGGTGTCAGACGGCACAAACTGGGTCATCATGCAAGCTGCGTCCAACAACAACCTGCTTTTGGAATAATCTGATGCAAGTTACATACGGCAAAGGTTTTGGCATAAAAAAGCAGAAAAGCGGTCGTGCGCGCGCCGAAGCGCTTCAAGCGGAGATGTCAAAGTACGAGCAATATGAGCCACCAACGGAACATATTTTTCACGGCGGCATGTATTGCCGCCAAGTTTGGCGTCCAGCGGGTTGTCTAATTGTAGGAAAAGTCCATAAAAAAGAACACTTCTACATGGTTGTTTCAGGAACAATTACGGTAACCACGGACAGCGGCGTAGAAACAATTACCGGCCCTATGCTGCTATGCAGCAAGCCAGGCACTAAACGCGCAGTCTACGCACAAACAGACGCGCTGTGCATGACTTTTCATCGCGTTGATTCAGACACGGTTGAGGAAGTAGAATCGGAACTAGTTGAAGACGATCCTAATTCGATGTTTGCCATCGGAAATAAGATCAAACACACAGAGATTGGGGTGTCACCATGAGTTTTATTACAGCAGCGCTTATTGGCGGCGGCGCCGCGCTTATCGGCGCGTCTATGACAAGTTCGGCGGCACGAAGTGCAGCGGGAGCGCAAGCCGGTGCGGCTGATCGTGCGGCTGAACTGCAAAGAGAGCAGTTTGAACGTCAAGTCGAACTGCAAGCCCCGTTTCGTGAGGCTGGCGTTCGCGCGCTGCCAGAACTGGAAGCAGCGTCTAGGTACACGCCGTTTGGCATGCAGCAGTTTACCGCTGACCCTGGCTACGGTTTTCGTTTGTCCGAAGGCCAGAAAGCGCTTGATCGTCAAGCTGCTGCACGCGGTGGCCTGATCTCTGGCGGCGCTTTGAAGGCCGCGCAACGCTACGGCCAAGAGATGGGCAGCCAAGAGTACACCAACGCTTTCAATCGCTACCAAACTGAGCGCCAAGCCCGCCTTAACCCGCTGCAATCTTTGGCCGGTGTCGGTCAGACATCTGTAAATCAATTAGGCCAAGCTGGGCAAACAATGGCGGGCAATGTAGGCGAAGCCGGTATGCAAGCTGCTAATGCACGCGCTTCTGGCTACATGGGCACCGCTAACGCATTGAGCAGTGCGCTAGGCACGGGCAGTAATCTGTACATGCAAAGCCAGTTTATGAACCGTATGTACCCGCAAGCGCCGGCATATACGAGCGGGATGTATAGCAGCCCCACAATGATTCCAATGCAGCCAGGTGGAGGTTACTGATCATGGCACTCAACACTAACATCGCCATGTCGGGGCAACCCGTCCAGATTGCCAATCCGATGGAAATGTACGGCAAGATGGCCTCAATCCAAAACGCGCAAAATCAGAATGCTTTGGCGCAGTACCAACTTGGTGCAGCCCAACGAACAGAAAAGTCACAAAACGTGTTGGCTGACGCATACGCGCAAGCAACTGATTCAGCCACTGGCAAAATTGACTACAACAAATTGACCCGCCTTGTAGCTGCTGGCGGTGGCGGCGCTCAATTGCCTGGCATTCAAAAATCACGGCTTGAGTACGAAACCGCACAGACAACGCAACAAAAAGCGCAGTCTGATTTGTTGGACTCAAAGCTAAAACAGTCGCGGAGTTTTCTTGACACGCTTGACCCTGCTGATCCTACTGCGCCTGCGCGCTTTCTTAGCTGGCATGAGGCTAACCACCGCGATCCAGTTATCGGCGCTGCGCTAACCGCCCGAGGTGTTTCTGCTGATCAAGCGCGACAAAACATTGAGGCCGCAATTGCAAAAGGCCCAGAGGCTTTTGCAACTTTGCTAAACCAATCTAAGTTGGGCACGGAAAAGTTCATGGAGATGAACAAGCCAACTACGACTGTAGTTGACCAAAGCGGTCAACGTCAAGTTCTTCAATTCCCTGGCCTTGGCGGCGCGCCTGTTGTAGCGGGCACTTACCCCGATATGCCGCTGCCTGCGGATGTTGAAGCGCAGCAACTGCGGCTTAAAAAAGCAGGCGCGGCAAGCACAAAGATAGTTTTGCCGGCGCAACAAGCGGCTTTTGAAAGCGAATTGGGCAAAGGCCAAGCCAAGTCAATTATCGACAACCGTGCTGTGGCGCAAGACGCGGCTTCAATTATTGACACTGTTAACACTGGCCGTGACATATTGAAGGGCGGCGTAATTACCGGCGCCGGCGCCGATTTCTTGGTGAACTTTAACCAAGCATTAAAAACAGCAGGCGTTGATTTTGGTTACGCTGACGCTGCGGCTAATTCGCAAGCCTACGCGGCCAACATGGCGCAGAACGTAGGAAAAATTATCAAACAGTTCGGCGCGGGTACCGGCTTGTCTGATGCTGACCGCCAATACGCCGAGAAGATGGCCGGCGGCAAGATTACGCTTGACGCTAAAGCACTCAATAAAATTCTTGACATCAACGAGCGCGCAGCGCGCAGCGTCATTACGCGGCACAACAAAGATGTTGCGGGCATAAAAACCAACATTCCACTTACAGTTGAGATGCCCGCAAAACGCGCTGAAGCCCCAATTACTGCGGTAAATCCATCTACCGGCGCGCGCATCCAGTCTACGGACGGCGGCAAAACTTGGACAGCGGTAGGGGGTTCGTAATGGCGTTACCAGCAGGCTTTCAGCTTGAGCAGCAAGGCATGGCGCTGCCTCTTGGCTTTCAGTTAGAAGGCGTAATGCCCGCGCCTGCGGTATCTAGCGGCGTTCCTGGCCCGCGTCAAAGCTACGGCGCAATGGAAGTACCTAGCGCGGCCATGACCAACCTTCCTGCTAGCGCCAAACGATTTGCCAGCGGTTTGTACGAGGCCGTCACAAGCCCCGTGCAAACCCTGAAAGCGGCAGCAGATGTGGCGGCGGGCGCTTTGCAAAATGTGCTGCCCGAAAAAGCGGTTAACTTCATTAACCAATTTGATGGCAACCCTGAAGCGTCAAAACGTGCCGTTGAAATGGCAAACGCTGTTGGCGGTTTGTACAAAGAGCGCTACGGAACATACGAGGGCATTAAGCGCACGTTGGCCGAAGACCCCGTAGGCGCGGCTGCTGACTTGTCCACGCTGCTTACTGGCGGCGCTGCTGCTACTGGACGTGTTGCGCCTGCGGTGTCGTCTGCGTTGAAGACGGCTGCTGTCGCTACCAATCCATTGAGCGTAGTCACCAAGCCCGCGCAAGCTGTACTGGCTGCGAAAGAAAAAATTCTGCCAAGCGCCATTCTTAAAGAAAAAGAAATGAACGCGGTGCGGGATGCTACCTTACGGGCCGCGCAAGGCGAAGGTTATGTAGCAACACCTGGCAGCGTGTCGCCTACGGGGGCAAATGTTTTGTCCGAACGCATGGCGGGAAAAACGCATTTGGAGCAACTGGCGTCTGTTCAAAACCAGACTGTCACTGACAAGCTGGCGCGGCGTGCAGTGGGTATTGCCGACACAGCCCCACTTACATCGGATGCAATGAAAGACATCCGCAAATTTGAGTACACAAAAGGCTACGAGCCGATCAAAAACTTAGGCCCGATTAAGACCGACAACGCGTATCTTGACGACTTGATTAATCTGGAGGCGTCATACACCGGCCCTGGCGGCTCTTTTCCTGGCGCCGTGCCTGAAACGGTGTCTAACCTGATAAAGACGTTTGCTGCGGATAAATTTGATGCCAAGGACGCGGTTAAGGTCACGCAAACTTTGCGCGAACAAGCCAAAAGTAATTTTTTTAAAGGCGACAACGATTTGGCTAAATCCCAAATTGGAATTGCCAACGCGCTTGAGAATCAGATTGAGCGCTCGCTTACAGCCGCGCAACGCCCTGATGCAGCAAAGCTGTTGGAGCAGTTTCGTTTGTCGCGCCAACGCATGGCCGTCAGCCACACCATTGAGGATGCCATCAAAGAAGGCTCTGGCACGGTGATGGCGTCAAAGCTGGCAAGAGACATTCAGTCGGGCAAGTATGTGTCCGGCGATGTGAAAACCATAGCTGAATTTGCCAACGTGTTCCCCCGCGTGATGCAGTCTCCTAGCCAAATTGGAACGCCCGCTAGCGGTTCAATCTTAGGCCGTGGCTTAACGGGCGCTGCGGGCGCGGGTGTGGGCTATGTAATTGGCGGCGAGACTGGCGGGGGTATAGGGGCCGCAATGGGGGCGATGGCGCCTGAAATGATTTCGGCGGGGATGCGGAATTACTTATTGTCCGAACGCGGGCAGCGCAATCTGATCCCAAATTATTCGCCTTTTGCGTCTCGTTTGACCAGCGATGAGGCAGCGCGCAACGCATTGATGATGCAGCGCGTTCAAGAAGCCACCAACCCAAACCGCATCCAACTTAACAACATGGCGCCTGGACGACCATAATGATCGGAAAATAAACATGGCATCACTTACCCCCACACCCAAGCAGCAGATTTACGGCAGCGATGGCAATCCGTTGGTCGGCGGCAAGATTTACACCTACGCTGCTGGCACAACCACGCCGCTGGCAACCTACACGGATGCTGGTGGCCTTACAGCCAACACCAACCCGATTATCCTGAACTCGCTGGGCCAAGCCAACATCTGGCTAGCCCCATCGTCCTCGTACAAGTTCAGCGTGTTTACATCCGCTGATGTGCTGCTGTACACGGTGGACAACATTGCCACACCGATTGACTACCTGTCCTTGGTCACTTCATTGGCCTCGCCCCCACCCATCGGTAGCACCGCACCTAACACCGGCGCATTTACCACTTTGACGGCAACAACGGGCACTATCACTACAGTCAATGCGACTACTGGCAACATCACCACAGTGAACGCCGCCACTGTCACCGCAACGGGCACGGTCACCGCTGAAACTTTGACTTTTGAGGGTGGCGGGTCATTGACCAAAGTGCCAGAGTCTGCGATCAAGCCAATCACTGCAAGTGTTGCGGCTAACGCGCTCACGGTCACACTAAGCCCAACCACGCTGGATTTTAGGTCTGCTACTTTGGGAAGCGGCACAGTGGTATCGCGGGTGATTTCATCGCCTGTTTCTGTAGTTGTGTCTTCAGGCTCTACGCTAGGAACTGTTTCAGCGGTGCAAAGCCGCATCGTTGTGCTGGCGCTTGACAATGCTGGCACGGTGGAACTGGCCGTCGTCAACATTTCCGGCGGCACTAATTTGACCGAAACAGGGCTGATAAGCACTACCGCTGAAGGTGGTTCTGGCGCTGCTGATAGCGCGTCCACCGTCTACTCCACCACTGCGCGGTCAAATGTGGCGTACCGCGTAGTTGGCTACATTGAAAGCACACAAGCCACTGCGGGCACTTGGGCGACTGCCCCTAGCACCATTCAGGGGTGTGGTGGGCAGGCTTTAACTGCTATGAGTTCAATTGGATATGGGCAGACTTGGCAGGTGGTTACGCGAACCGACGGCATAACTTACTACAACACCACAGGCAAGCCAATTTCTTTGCAAATTACTTTCAACGCGTCATCCTCTGGTGACGTTACTATTAATGGAGTCGCCCTGATGGAGTGCGTGCCAGGTACTGGTCGGATAAGTACAACCCTTATCATCCCTGTTGGTGCTTCTTATTTAATCAACGATTCTGGTTCGGTAACTTACGCAGAACTTCGCTAAAGGAACATCATGCACTACAAATCACCAGATAATCGGCTTCATTTTCTTGACTCTGCTGACTATGAATATCTGTTGCCTAACGGGTCTGTTCAGATCACGGATGAAGAAGCTGCCACTATTTGCGCCGCCAATGCGCCCGTATTAACCTACGTCCAAAAACGTGTGGCCGAGTACCCACCAATGGCCGATTACATTGATGGCATTGTCAAGGGCGACCAAGCGCAAGTGGACGCCTATGTCGCTGCTTGTCTGGCCGTCAAAGCGAAGTATCCCAAGCCATGAACGACATAACGCACCGCGAAATCTACGACCGCTTGGTGGCCGTTGAGGGCAAGGTAGACGCGCTGACCGCCAGCACCAAGGACGTGACGGCGGCGTTTGCTGCCGCCCAAGGCGCGTTCAAGGTGTTGGAGACGCTTAGCAAGCTAGCCAAGCCTTTGCTCTGGCTGGGTGGCCTGTTTGTGGCTGCTGCGGCCTTTTGGGAACACTTTAAAGACCGCTGACATGGAAGCGCTGCCGCCTCCACCGCCAGCAGCCAAATCGCCCATCTTTGAGTGCATCAAATGGACGTGGACGCCTGACCGGCTGCTGGTCTGGTGCTTGAAGTGGCGTAAGAAATGATTGATCCCATAAGCGCCCTTGCGGGCATACAGGCAGCAGTTGCGCTGATCAAGAAGGTCAGTAAGACGGTTGACGATGTGTCCTCGCTCGGCCCCGTTTTGGGCAAGTACTTTGACGCCAAGTCCACGGCCACCAAGGCCGCTGTTCAGGCCAAGAAGTCCAAGTCATCAATGGGCACGGCCATCCAGATTGAGATGGCGCTCGACCAAGCCAGACGGTTTGAGGATGAGTTGCAACTGCTGTTCATGCAGTCTGGCAAGATTGATGTCTGGAATAAGATCAAGTTGCGCGCAGCGGCGATGGATGTCGAGTCTGCCCATGATGCGCGGCGTGAGCGTGAGGCGGCAAACAAGCGCAAGCGAGAGATGGACGAGGTGATTGAGTTGGCCTTGCTGGCGCTTGTCTTTTTCAGCCTGCTTGGCATCATCCTTTATTTCAGTTTTGGCATTCTTGAGCAGCAAAGATGAGCGCTGAACACTTAAGCATGGTTGACAAGGTGCTGGCCTATGTCTCCAGCCCATTCCGTCTGTTTGCAATGGTGCTCATGGCTGTGCTCACATTTGCCGGTTACTTTGTCTACGCAAACCAAGAGCTGCTGATTGGTGCTTACAAGGAGTCCAAGAAGATTCCGAGCATTGCTGAAGACCGCGTAGAGGACGCAGCCGCGCACCTGTTCAAGCAGTCTGGTGCGCTGGTGGTGGCGGTGTTCAAGGTCAACAGCATGTTCGGCACAAGGGTTCTGTACCGCGCCTATGGGAAGAACGGCAGAGACAAAACAAACGATGGGCTGGATGTTGGCCTGTTCACCCAGAACGCGGCCAACAACGCTGATGTTGTCAAGCTGATGGCAAACGAAATCCCATGCAGCGAATACAAATCAGCGCAGTCGGAAATGGGCCTGTGGTACATCGCCCGAGGGGTTAGCTACACCTGTCGTATCAGTGTCCCACCCGAACCGGGGAGATTCGTTGGGCAAATTACAGTTGGATGGGCCACCCAGCCAGAGGACATGGACAGCACCCGCGCCATGCTTCAAATTGCAGCAACCATGCTTTCAAGGAGTAAACAGTAATGGATTGGTTAAAACAAATCGCGCCCACAATCGCCACGGCGATGGGTGGCCCACTGGCCGGCATGGCCGTTTCTGCTATCTCCAAGGCAATCGGCGTAGACCCCGACAAGGTGGGCGACCTGATCTCCAACAACAAGTTGTCCGCAGAGCAGATTGCTCAAGTCAAGATCGCCGAGATCGAATTGCAAAAGCAAGCGCAAGAACTTGGCCTCAACTTTGAGAAGCTGGAGGTCGAAGACAGGAAGTCGGCGCGGGAAATGCAGGCCACCACCCGATCAATCGTGCCCCCTGCGCTGGCTGCAATCATCACTGTTGGATTTTTTAGCATTCTAATTATGATGATGATCGGGAAAGTTGACGGCAACAACCCAACCATCCTGATGATGTTGGGCAGTCTTTCCACGGCTTGGACAGGAATCGTTGCTTATTATTTTGGATCAAGCGCTGGCTCACAAGCCAAGACAGACCTTCTTTCTAAGGCAGGGCCAGTAAAATGACACCACACTTCACCCTCGCGGAACTGACCGCTACAAGCCACCGCCAGTTCGACAACACGCCCAACGAAAAAGAATTAGCCAACTTGCAAAAGCTGGCTGAGTTCTTGGAGCAAGTCAAGACCACGCTGGACGGCAAGCCAATCATGATCAACAGCGCCTTCCGATCAAAGCAAGTCAACGACAGCGTAGGCAGCAAGGACACCAGCCAGCACCGTCTGGGCTATGCGGCTGACTTCAAGGTGCCAGGCATGACGCCAGACCAAGTTGTGCGCGCCATCATTGCGTCTGACTTGCAGTTTGACCAGATCATCCGTGAGTTCGACGCCTGGACGCACATCAGCATCAGCCCCTACCCTCGCCGTCAGGCGCTGATCATTGACAGGGCGGGCACTCGCCCTTTCGCATAAGCGCTCGGTACGCCTCAATCGCGTCCTTGAGGTCGCATTGAAGCTGTTGAATCCGGTCGTCTTGCTCAACCATCTTTGCGTTCGCTTCTTGGGCGAACTGTGCTAGGTTTTCTTGTGTCCAAGTTTTGAAGTTTGACATGTTCTTCCGTTATGAATTTATGGCCGTTGCCGCACTCTCGGCGGCGTAGTGTATAGCCTTCCTTGTTTCTAGTCTCGCTGACAGTTGTCCAGGCGTTGCAAGTTGGGCATTTCAAACGTTCTTCTCCTCAATGTCGTAGAACCAGTCATCGCCAGCGCTCCACTTGCGCGTGCCGTCAACGGTGTAGAAGTTCTTGGCTGCTTGGAAGTCTGGGAACTTTGTCTCGGCGGGGATCAGGCTCTGGTCATACCACAGGCAGCGGTTGTTGGGCTGGCAAGCAAACTGGCCGTTGTCCAACATGATCCAGTTAAACGACTTGTGTTCTTCGGCCTGCTCTGTAAAGCCCGTGTCTAGCGCCATCTCATCAGCGCAGAAGTCCACGGTGAACATGTAGCGGCCAAAGTGCCATTGCTTGTCTTTGCCTAAGAACTTGACGCCCAGATTGCGTAGGCCGATCTTTTCCACGATGGTAAACCGATAGCCCATGCAGTCCCATAGCTGAAGCGTGTCGATGGGCAAATCTCCAGCCTCTGGGTGCCACACATACGCATGGATGGGCAGCTTGTCGTACAGCGCCCCATACGCTGGCAGCAGCGACTCAATCCGAAACACTTGGCCGCGCAGCGCTTTCAGACTGACCCAGATGGCAGGCTCCAGTTCACCGTGGCCCTTGGTAAAGTTGTACAAAAACTCGCACTTGACAAAGCACTTGATTGGCGGGAGCGAGGCGATGATGTAACTCATATCAATAGACTCCAAACCCAAAGGCCAGTAAAGAACAACAGCAAGCAAATTACCATCAGCGCCACCAACACAAAGCCAACGACAACACTGCCGATCACCTGCCAAGACTGAGGCACTGGCTCAATGTCATCCGGCACGATTGGATAGGGCTTAACCTTTCTGACTTCTTCGTTCATGCTGATGCCTCCAGATACGCCTTCAGGCGCTTGATGCGGTTCTTGTTGTAGGTCACCAGCGCTTGGGCGTACTCGACCCCCGTCTCGGCTTGCAGCAGCGCATGCTCGGCGTGGATCAACTCATGCGCCACGGCCTGCGCTGGCGTGACGGTTTTCAGCATCAGCTTTAGTTCTGTCCAGATGTACCTAAACATGTTTGGCCTCCTGTAGTAGTTCAATGCGTTCGCGGCTGACGCGCAGCGTGTTGTAGCGTTGGTGCAGGCGCTCCAAGACCGACACGCGGCGCTGGTTCTTGCGCTCCTCCATCAGCATCTCCAGCACTTGCGCCTCGGTCAGTGTCCGCAGTTCTGCGTTAAGACTTCGCCATGTAGTCATAAATCTTCCTTTCTAGCTTAATAATTATTTTGTCCAATCTGGCGACAGTGCGCGTTGCCGCGTTTGCCTCCCGCTGCCGTATCTTCATCTCAGCCAGCGCCGCCTTTAGCTGCGCTTTCCATAAATCAATCCGTCTCATTTCAAAGCCTCCAATGCAATTTCCGACAATGTGCGCTTGTCGTGTAGCGCCCCCCAAATCTTCTCGTCAATCGTGTCATCCGTCAGCAGGATGTAGCACCAAACAGGCATCTTCTGGCCGCTGCGGTGCAGCCGCCCGATGGTCTGCTCGTAAAGTTCTAGCGACCACGGCAGCGACAGGAACACAATATGGTGCCCGCCGTGCTGGAGGTTCAGGCCGTGCCCCGCTGACTTTGGATGCACCAGCAGCAACTCGACTTGGCCGGCGTTCCATCGTTCAATGACGCCGGCATCGTCCAGCGTCTGCGCGTGCGGGAGCCGGCGTTGGAGTTCGGCCAGTTCTTCCTTGTACTGGTACACGACAATCGTATTGGCTCGCTGGTTCTCAGCCAACAAGTCCTCCAGCCGGTCAAACTTGTGCGGCGACAACCAGATGGGGCCGTTGTCGGTGTACAAGAACCCGCTTGCCATCTGTTGCAACTTCTGCGTTACGACAGCCGCGTTGACGGCCACCACATCGTTTAGCACGAAGTCCTTCTTCATGGTGTTGTAGTCCGTCATGTCCATGTCGCAGCGCAACTCGACCGTGTGCAGTGGCGGTAGCGTGTCCTTGTAGTCGCCTGGCTCCAGTAGGTAGGTGGCCGGCTTGATGCGCTCCATGACTTGCGCCAGTGAGCCAGGGCGCGGTGCCCAATCGCCGTACTCTGTGTTGATCAAGATGAAGTACTGCTGCTGGAACGCGCCCTTGCTACGGCCAAGCAGCGACTGGTCAACGATCTTGCACTGGCCGAACACGTCCTCAAGGCCGTTGCTGGTGAACGAGCCGGTCAAGCCCCAGCGGATATTGATCTTGTCGATGACCTTGTTCAGCGCCTTAAACCGTGCGCCCGATGGGTTCTTCAGCTTGGTCAACTCGTCGTAGACAATGCCGTCAATGTGCGCTAGGTTCTGTGTCGCCAGCCATTGGATGTTGTCATAGTTGGTCACGATGATCTGCGCGCCGCCGCCAAGCGCTGCCGCCCGCTGGGCTGGCGTGCCCACCGCCACGGCCAGCGTCAGACTCGGCGCCCACTTGGGCTGCTCGACCGGCCACACGTCCGTGCAGACGCGCTTGGGCGCCAGCACTAAGAAGCGCTCGACCACGCGGTCGGCCAGCATCGCCTGCATGGCCGTCAGCGTGATGGCCGTCTTGCCTGCGCCCACGGGCGCCAAGATCATGGCGCGGTCGTGTTCGTACAGGAAGTCAACTGCCTGTTCTTGGTAAGCACGCAATTGCATTTACAAACCCATCCACATGTTCTTTGTTCCATAGGCATACGTAGTTCTGATTCATGCGTGCCATGTCCGACATGAAAACCTTTTGCAAGGGCGACAGCCTGCCGCTTTCGGTCTTAACCTCAACGAACCATGTCTGGCCGTTGGGAAAGCAGACGATACGGTCAGCCACACCACGGTGCGCGGGGCTGGTGAATTTGTAGGCCACACCGCCAATCGCTTTGACACGATCAACAAGGTAGCGTTCGATTTGTTTTTCAAGCATGTAAAAAAGTTTAGCACACTTTTATTTTTTATGCTAAGATCAAGGCTCATTAATTAAAGGACAGTACATGCAACACTCAAAGATCGTCGGCGGCAGCACCGCCAAGCGCGTCATCAACTGCCCAGGCTCAGTGGCCTTGGTGGCCGAGATGCCGCCGCAGCCCAGCAGCAGCTACGCCGAAGAAGGCACGTTGCTGCACGATGAGATCAGCCGCTTTTTAGGCGATCTCGAATACAGGTTTACTTGCAGCCAAGAACTTATTCAAGACAAACTCTGGCCTGCCTTAGACTTGCTTGATGAAATAGACCCCGATAAGACAATGGAGTACGCAGTCGAAACCCGTGTCGGCTTTGGTGATCTGCTGCCTGGTGTCTTTGGCTCGACCGACCTGATGGGCCGCATTGGCAATAAGGCCATCATTCTTGATTGGAAGTTTGGCTCTGGCGTGCCGGTGCCCGCCGAGGAGAACGAGCAGCTTATGTTCTACGCTGCTGCTGCCATGCGTACCCCCGAGGCGAAGTGGGTGTTTGACGGCGCAACTGAAGTCGAGTTGGTCATCATCCAACCGCCCACCATTAAGCGCTGGACGACCACCATCGAGCGCATCAAGCAATTCGAGCAAACCCTTATAAGGGCTGTCAAGATTGCAGAACAGCCTGACGCTCCGCTTAAGAATGGCGACCACTGCCGCTGGTGCAGTGCCAAGCCGGTGTGCCCCGTGATGACTGGCGCTGTTGACCGCGCTGTTGCAATTAAGATGGATAAGATTGACGTTGACAAGATTGGCGCGTATCTACACAATGCAGACCTCCTTGAAGATTGGATCAAAGACCTTCGCGCTTTGGCCGAGGAGATGATGAAAAAGGGCAAGCCCGTTACGGGCTGGAAGATGGTGCCCAAGCGGGCGACAAGATCGTGGGTGAAGGAGGAGGACGCCAAGGCGGCGCTGCTCCAGCACCTCAAAGAATCTGAAGTGATCGAGACGAAGTTGGTCAGTCCGGCTGCTGCCGAGAAGCTGCTTAAAGCGCAGAAACTCAAGCTGCCTGACGGGCTGACAGTAGCGATCAGTTCGGGTAACACAATTGCACCGGAGAGCGATCCTCGGCCAGCAGTTGTACTAATCGGGCAGCAGTTAAACGCCGCTCTTTCTAAATTAATGTAAAGGTAAAATCATGTCACTGACAGTTTTCAAATCCGCTGGCCTTCCAGCAGTCTCCTCCCTCGCTACTTCCCTGCGTTCTATCGCCACTGATGTTGGCCCAGCCGGCGTTGTCATCCTCAAGATGGACAAGACCGGCCATTGGGTGTTCGGCGCCGATCAGACCGAAGTCGAAGATGAAGCCACATGGGCCGTCAATCCTTTCTCGTTTGTCCACGGCTTTATTGCTTGGGGTGACGGTGAAGTGTTGGGCGAGAAGATGGCAAGCGTAAGCCAGCCATTGCCTGAACTCGACATTGCACCGCCTGGCGCCAAGAAGGGCTGGGAGACGCAAGTCGGCATGTCGCTTAAGTGCCTGTCTGGTGAAGACAAGGGCATGGAAGCGCGGTTCACCACCACATCCGTGGGCGGCAAGCGGGCCGTGCAAGCCTTGGCAGTCGCCTTGGCTGAGCAAGTCGAGAAAGATCAGACCAAGCCAGTGGCTATCATCAAGCTGAAGAAAGACCACTACGCGCACAAGTCATACGGCAAGATTTACACGCCGGTCTTTAGCGTGGTTGAGTGGGTTGGTATGGATGCGGATGAAATGCCCGCAGATGCTGAAGCTGCACCCGCTGAAGAAGCGCCAGTACCAGCAGCCGGACGCCGCCGCCGCGCAGCGTAAGCCTTTCCTGATGCCCATTGGTAACAGTGGGCATTGGAAAATGCTCTATCTCGACTTCGAAACCCGCAGCCACTGTGACCTTAAAAAGCACGGCGTCTACAACTACGCCCAACACGCTAGCACCGAGGTGCTGTGCATGTCGTACGCCTTTGGCGAGGGTGAGGTGCAGACATGGTTGCCTAGCCAGCCGTTCCCTGATGAAGTGCGCCAGTACGCCGGCCTGATCTACGCCCACAATGCCGCCTTTGAGCGCCTGATCTTCTGGTATGTCCTACGGATCGACTTCAAGCTGGAGCAGTTCTACTGCACCGCCTCGCAGGCGCGCGCCAACTGTGCACCCGGATCACTTGAGGACGCTGGCCGGTTTGCTGGCGCCAGCATGAAGAAAGACCATCGCGGTAGCCAATTGATTCGGCTGCTGTGCGTGCCGCCGTTTCGTGAGGACGCCGCCCTGATGGCCGAGATGGTGGCCTATTGCGAACAGGACGTGCGCGCCATGAGGGCCATCAGCCAAGCCATGCGGCCACTGTCAGACCAAGAGTTAACAGACTACCACGTCAACGAGCGCATCAACGACCGGGGCGTGCTGGTGGACGCGCCGCTGTGCGCCGCTGCCGTGCGCTTTGCCGCTGCGGAAACAGAAGAAATCCAGCAGATCGTGGCCGAGGTGACCGAGGGCCAGATCACCAGCGTTCGCTCTCCTAAAATGCGTGAGTGGGTGTTGGAGCGTGTAGGCCCAGAGGCCAAGAAGCTGATGTGGACTGGCGAGAAGTATTCGATTGACAAGACTGTGCGGGCTAACTTGCTTGCGATGGAGAACCCCGATGAGATTCCGGCCGATGTTGCGGACGTTATTCAATGCGCGGACGACCTCTGGGCGTCTTCGGTTGCGAAATTCAGTCGCCTTGAGCAGCTTGCAGATGAGGAGGATCACCGAGTCCGAGGCGCTTTCGTTTTTGCTGGAGGGTCTGCCACCGGACGTGCGTCAAGCTATGGCGCACAGGTTCACAACTTTACCCGCAAATGCGCCAAAGCACCTGATGAAGTACGCAACGCTATGGTGCGCGGACACTCAATCACTCCAAGATTTGGAAGACGCATTACTGATGTTCTCAAGTCAATGCTCCGGCCCTCACTGATAGCCAAGCCCGGTCATGTCCTGATTGCTTACGACTGGTCGGCCATCGAAGGCCGCGTGCATCCGTGGCTGTCCAAGTGCGCCGCCGGCGAGGCCAAGCTGGACGTGTTCCGCTCGGGTCTTGACCCCTACAAAGTCAATGCCACGGCCACCTTTCGTGTGCCTTACGAGGCAGTGTCCGGCGACCAGCGCCAAGTCGGCAAGGTGCAAGAGTTGGCCCTTGGCTTTCTGGGCGGGGCTGGCGCCTTTGAGGTGTTTGGCCGCGCCTACGGCATACACCTGTCCGGCTCAGAAGTCCAGCGGGCTGTTGAGGGCTGGCGTAGGGCAAACCCTTGGGCCATGCAGCACGGCAGCGCGCTGGAGGGCGCATACATGCGCGCCATGCGAAATAAAAACCATGAATTTAGCGCGGGTCGGGTTACCTACATGTTTGACGGCCAGATGCTCTGGTACAGTTTACCTTCCGGCAGGGTGCTGTGCTATCCCAACGCCAAATTCGATGACGAAGGCAATGTGACCTACACCAAAGCTGCTTGGAAACCCGCCGCCGATGCCAAAGAATGGCCGCGCGCCCGCCTATGGCGCGGTCTGGCTTGCGAGAACATAACGCAGGCCGCTGCCCACGACATCTTGCGCCATTCCCTGCGCCAATTAGATGATGTCGTCCTACATGTACATGATGAAATCGTTGTCGAGTGCCCAGCCGATCATGCCGAGGCTACGGCTGCGCTCATGCACCGCGTCATGTGCGAACCGCCAGCTTGGGCCGATGGCCTGCCGCTGGCGGCAGAAGGTATCACTACTACCCGTTACTCATAACCGGAAATTTTAATGAATGACCCTAAATATAAATTTGGCGATACAGATCAACTTTACCATCGGGGGGGGGAATACTTTATCTCAACCGACGAGCCTGTCATGGTGTTGCGCGGCAAAGATGTCACCAGTCTTGCGGCCGTTTGCGCGTATGTGCAGGCGTTGCTTGATATGTCTGAAAACGAAGTGGTCAACAGTCACCTTGATTCCAGCATGGAACGGCTCAAGACATTCTGGGAATACCAGACAACTAGCGGTGTTGCTGGCGTTGGCTGTTCGCAAAAGCATCACTCTGGTTCTGAGCAATACATCGCAAAAGCAGAAAAGCTGCTGCGCGATTTGAAATACATCTAAAAAAGAAGCCCCCGTGGATTAGACGGGGGCTAACTCAACTTCAAGGAGAGAACAACATGATCGAGTTTATAGCATCTTTGGCCCCAGAGGGCGAAACAGCCCTGATAGTCAGGCAAAAACCAAAATTA